CGTAAAGAGATGACTTATCTGTTCATGGACATAATTGGTTTTACGCCGATATCAGAGTTCTATAAGAACAAGAATGACCCTGAAGGTTTAGTTGAATTGGTAAATGAATTCCTTGATGAGATGACAAACATTATATTGAAGAATGGTGGCATGATCGATAAGTTCATGGGAGACTGCATAATGGCAATATTCAATGCACCGATCGATATGCCTAATCATGCTGAGATGGCTATCAAGTCTTGTATTGAAATTGAAGACAAAGTCAAAGAACTGAAAGCCAAATATAAAGAACGTGGTTTACCTGATATCAATGTCGGAACAGGAGTCAATACTGGCACGGCAATCATTGGTAATATGGGATCAACAACAAGATTCGACTTTAGTGTCATAGGTGATGCGGTGAACTTGGCAGCAAGACTTGAAGCAACTGCTGGACGTGGCGATTACAAGAAATATCCTACAATCTTTTCAAGCTTTACAAATGATTTGATTGATACGCCAACCAAAAAGATTGGCGATATCAAAGTGAAAGGTAAAGAAGACGTTATTGAAATCTATACTATTTCTTCTTGATGGCGTCAGCACCAAAGAATGCAGCAACAAGACCGGCAACGGCCACGAAGTAGGTAGGAGCAACATTTGCGATTAACGTTGCGGCTTCGTGAAGTCCAAAGAGTGAAGTAAGAAATATACCTGATGGATAGAATAGCAATCCTGCAAGGGCGAACCATGTCATTTTACGCATGGCGTCACGTTGAGCGTCTTGATCTTCAAGTTCTTTACGTTTGAACTCAAGATGCATTTCGAGTTCAACATCAGATACTTCGCCATCTCCATTGAGATCGAGTGGATGTTTATCTTCTGACATAAAAAATCCTTTATTATTTATATGATTATTTATAAGAAAAACTATTTACAGTAGCACTTGAACATGTTATAATGACTATAGTCAAAACAAAACAATTAAAGGAACTTATATTATGAATAAATTTACAAAAGATGAAATCGTTGTTAGAAAAGATGGAATCATTGTTACAAAAGATGGAATCGTTGATGAACTACAAGACAATATTGCTGTTTTTACATTTCGTAAAAAAGATGGTACTATAAGAGAAATGGTTGCTACTCTCGCTGAAAAATTAATTCCTGAAGATATGCAACCAAAGTCTGATAAGCCTATCAAAGAAAACAATGAAGTTGTTAGGGTGTTTGATACCATGATTCAGCAATGGCGTTCATTCCGTATCGATTCTCTTCTATCAGTCAATGGCATCGGTATACATGATCGATAGTACTGTAACATTTATGTTACACTTTTAACAAAAATGAAGAAAAATGCGTTTTCGCGCATTTTTTTGTTTACAAGTATTGAGAAACATAGTACTATGGTCCTATCAAAACAACAAAAGGACACTACAATATGAGTTTATACGATCACTATTCAATCGGTTACGATGCAGATTTCCAAACAGACGCTTTCAAGTCAGTTGATATTATAGGTGTTGAGTCAGAACGTGAGATCCCATGTGATACTTGCCCAATGGCTGCTGAATGCGAATCAAAAATGCTTGATTGCGTTGCAGCTCGTAACTGGTTTCACAAAGGTAACTTCGAAGATGCAAACATTGGCCGTCTTCGTCGCGCTTGTAAATAATTGAAAGGCAACTAAATGGTCGCAAGATTGAAAAAAAGAAAAACGAAAAAGCTTCCTCGTCGAATTAAAACCGGTGTTGCTGGTGCTCCACTTGACGATGGCTTCAAATGGCATGCCCATTACTTTAGAACCGAAGTTGAAAAGAAAGAACTTGCTGGTGTCATTCGTAATTACATTCGCCAATCTTTTACAAAAGATGAAGCGAAGTTTTTATTGTCTGCTCCGGACTGGTACTTTTATGCTTTTCAAAATATCGCAGCAGTCATAAGCTGGAAGCAACTCGATTTAGAGTTTCCGGAAAATTATAATCACGAAAGAGCTCTGACTAATTACTTCGATAACATACGTGTTGCCGTGAATAAAAAGCAAATGGCAGAAGCGGACAAGCCTGAAATAGCTGTAGTGAAAAGTAAGTCTCCGATGGAGATACTCAAACTAAAAACAAATGATATGCTTGGCTATATTGATAATGTTATTGATGATCATTTTGATCAACAAAAAAATAATGCAAGTACTGCATTTGATGATATGAGCATTTATCAATTATTTCAAAGAGACAATGTTGCTTACAATACAGCAAAAGTTTCTTTCGATCACATTCAAAGTTTGTACGAAGAGATCAAAGAGGTAGTTGAATCGAAAGATGCTGATCTCGTTGAAGCGTATTCTTTCATGAAGCCAAAAAGACAAAAGGCTTTCCTTGCATTCTTAGAAGAAGTAATGCTTGATGCAAAGAAATATGTACTCAATAAAAAGGCTGTTCGTAAAACAAGAGCACCAAAAATTCTGACAGCCGATCGTCAAATCAAAAAGGTGAAGTACTTGAAAGAGTCAAAAGAGTATCGTATGAATTCGATCAATCCGGTACAGATCATTGGTGCAACTCGACTCTTTGTCTTCAATACAAAGTATCGTAAACTCATTGAGTACGTGACTGACTCTCCAAAGGGGTTTGAAATGAAAGGAACAACTCTACAAAACGTAGGTAGTAGTTCAAAATCTATTCGACTTCGTAAGCCGCAAGAGATGTTGACAATAGTTCAAGGAAGCCCATTGAAAAAAATCAATAAGGCTTGGTCTGATTTAACGACGAAAGAAGGCAAACTTCCAAATGGAAGAATCAACGAACAATGCTTATTGATAAGGGTGATAAAATAATGACAGAAATGAATGTAATGACTAAAAGTAAAGTTTCTGAATTGATACAGAATACTGTATTCAATGATGGATTGACTTATATGGATGCCATCATTCACATATGTGAAAAGAACAATATTGAAATTGAAGATATTAAAAAGTTCATATCTCCAATTATCAAAGAAAAGGTTGAAGCTGAGGCGATGAACCTCAACTATTTGCCAAAACAAAATGAACTTAATTTTTAAAAATCTATGTACAAGCTAATGAAAGCTATATATAATGAACTATCTTCTTTTGAAGGTAATATACTCAAATATGATACACTGCAATATAAAGGAATATAATATATGTCATTTGAAAACTTAAAACGTAACCGCAACAACATTGGAAAGCTTATTGAAGAAGCTAATAAAGTCAATGGTGGCGGAAACAACTCTCGTAAAGTTGACGAAAGAATGTGGAAACCGACTGTCGATAAGGCTGGTAATGGTTACGCAGAAATTCGCTTCTTACCACAAGTCGATGGCGAAGATTTACCTTGGGTTCAATACTGGGATCATGGTTTCAAAGGCCCATCTGGTCTTTGGTACATTGAAAAATCTCTGACTTCGATTGGTCAAGATGATCCAGTCAGCGAAAGCAATGGTCAACTATGGAACTCAGGTATTGAGTCTGATAAATCGATTGCTCGCGAACGCAAGCGTCGTCTACATTATGTCTCAAATATCATGGTCGTATCCGATCCAGGCAATCCACAGAATGAAGGCAAAGTCTTCATGTATATGTACGGTAAAAAGATCTTTGATAAGATCATGGATATTATGCAGCCATCATTCCAAGATGAAAAGCCTATTAATCCTTTTGATCTTTGGGAAGACACTACATTCAAAGTGAAAATCCGTCAAGTCGAAGGATATCGTAACTATGATAAATCTGAGTTTGTAAGAAATGATGTATTTCGTGATGATGCTCATCGTGAAGAGTCTTACAATCAAGTTCATAAGCTCTTTGAATTCATTGACCCTGCTCAATACAAATCATATGATGAATTGAAAGCAAAGCTCAACAAAGTACTTGGCGTTGAGAACAATCCTTCAGTTCAACAAATGAGTCAACTTGGTGAAGCAACACCTGCGCCGGCTCCTCAAGTCGAAGCGGAAGCGAAACCAGTGACTGCCGAAGAGTTCTCTACAATGGAAAGTGATGATGATACCCTTGATTACTTTGCAAAACTAGCGAATAGTTAAAAGTTCATATCTAAACTAAGGGAGAGCTTCGGCTCTCCCTCTTTTTAAGGATTTATATTATGAAAGACTTTTTGTATACGTTACTTGGTAGCATCGCAGTCGCAGGATATATTATCGGGTGTATAGTATTATTGTGCGGATTATATTATTACCAATTTTTTAATTAGTAGGCCATTGCTTCGTCATAACCAAAGTTATTCGG